TTATGAACCCGATACAGAATCCTGATGCGCAGGCCCGCCCTCCGGTTTCACATTGTGGACGGTGTGACGGAGAGGTTTGGAGTGACGAGCCAATCTTCCAGTGGGATGGACAATGGATTTGTCTGGATTGTTTCAAAGATTCTATTAAGGCAATGCTGGAAGACGACCCGGTTTTGCTTGCCTATGAAATGCAGGTAGAGGTGGTGAGATATATTTGAAAGCCTCTGGAAATTGCGTGACCTTTTATAAAACAGGGAAAGCAACGGTGTTGGTTCACTATCCAAATGGGGATGTTTGTTGCAGATGGTGTCCGTATGTCCGATACGACGAAAGTCTACGGCGGCACCGCTGCTTATTCACTGGTGAATACCTCCCGTTCCCGTTAGAGACACGGGGAAATGAATGCCCGGTTATTTTAGAGGAAGGAGAAACAGAATGGGGATCCCAGTGATGGTATATGGACAGAGTGGGTCAGGAAAATCTACCAGTCTGCGTAACTTTCTGACTGACGAGGTTTGTGTAGTCAATGTCAGCGGGAAACCGCTTCCATTCAAGACAAAAATCAAGACATACAACTGTGACGACTACATGAAAATCGACACAGCAATTAGGACTGCCCCTGCCAAAGCGATTGTAATTGACGACGCTACATATCTGATGACCAATGAATTTATGCGTGGAGCTAAAACGACCGGCTACCAGAAGTTCACGGATATGGCACTGAACTTTTGGACGTTGATTCAAACAGCGATCCGACTCCCCGATGACAAAGTAATTTATTTCATGGGTCATGTAGACCTTGACCAGAACGGGAACGAGAAATTCAAGACTATTGGTAAACTGCTGGACGAAAAGGTCACCCTGGAAGGGCTGTTTACTGTAGTGCTAAAGACAGTCGTAACCGACGGGAAATACCAGTTTTCCACACATACAAACGGAGCCGATACGGTCAAGTCACCAATGGGCATGTTCTCTGAAAACCTGATTGATAATGACTTGAAGATGGTTGACAGCGCAATCCGTGATTACTGGGGCTTGTCCCCATTGAAAAATGAGGAGGAACACAAATGAGACAGTATTCTGATGTAAAGGCCGCTCCCAACAAAGCCCGTGAAATTATCCCTGCCGGCGGATATGTGGCGAAGGTAAATGCAGCAGTAGTCGAAACTACAGATTATGGGGATCGCCTTATTATTTATTTCGATGTAATCGAGGGCGATTACAGAGGATTCTTCCAGAAGGACTATTCTGAGCAAAACCGAGAGGACAAAAAGTGGCGCGGAATCTACCGCATGTATCTTCCCAAAGATGACGGCTCTGAAAAGGACTCCTGGAGCAAGCGGACTCTTGGAAATGTGATCTGGTCATTTGAGGCAAGCAACAATGGCTACCACTGGGATTGGAATGAATCTGTCCTGAAAGATAAGCTGATCGGTGTCCTTTTCCGAAACAAGGAGTGGGAGTACAACGGACAGACTGGTTGGACTACTGAATGCTGTGCCGTTACAGACATTGAAAGCATCCGGGCCAATAAGTATAGGACTCCCAAGGACAAGCCCTTGTCTAACAAAACGCCCGCCGGGTTCACTGACCTTTCAAATGAGGAAGATAAAGACCTTCCCTGGGTAATGAACTAATGCACCCGTGCAACGTGAACGTGGCCCTCAGTAGCATGGCGGTTCTAGTCGATACAAGGGAACAGGATACGCCAAGCGCCAGGCGGCGCATGAAGCAAATCGGAGTCCCGATTGAGAGGGTTGCCCTCTCTTTCGGGGATTACTCCACAAAATGCAATGTCATAGATCTGAGAGACCAAGTTGCTATTGAGCGAAAGATGGACTTAGATGAACTATGTGCTTGTTATGGAAGAGACCGCAGCAGATTTACACGGGAATTTGAACGCGCCAAAGAATCCGGAGCAAAGTTATACATGCTGGTGGAAAACGCAGATTGGGAAAAGGCGTACAAAGGAGATTACCGGAGCCGGATGTCGTCCGCGTCTTTGGTAGCCAGTATGCAAGCATGGCTTGCCCGCTACAATTGCCAGATTCTTTTCTGCGCCTCGCAGACAAGCGGGAGGCTCATTCATGACATTTTATTCCGAGAGCTGAAAGAACGGCTGGAGGCCATTCCGGATGAAGATTGCGGATGAAATCAAATCTCTGGTTACGATGCAGCAGGTCGCCGAATTTTATGGTTTTCAGGTGGGGCGGTCAGGGTTTATATCCTGCCCGTTCCACACTGGGGATCATACAGCCAGCCTAAAAATCTACGATGGCATCGGAGGCTTCCATTGTTTCGGATGTGGCGCTCATGGCAGTGTAATTGATTTTGTGATGCTGCTGTTCAACTTGAACTTTCAGCAGGCCGTCCTCAGACTTAACGCGGATTTCCATCTGGGGATATCCAGCAAAAAACCAAACAGGTCTGAACGTTCTAAAATCTTGGAGGAACGGAAAGTTGAGCAGTGGGGCAAAGAGCAAGCAGAGGCCAATTTCCAGCGAATGATTTCAGAAATGAGATACTGGGAAGAGGCGCAGGAAGTCTTCCAACCGGTCAAAACAGTAAATCGCGCATACTTCCATCCGTTATATGTTGAGGCCGTCAAGCGCCTCCCATACATCCGGTATTGGCTTGACGAGTTTATAGAGAAGGGAGGCAAGAAAGAGTGGAAGAAATTCCAGCTTACACAAGAGACGACTACTTGACAAGCACAGAACCATTTGAGTATTTATACGCCCACAAAGAAAATAAATTTGAGTTGAAGCAACTTCTTGGCCGCATGTCGGCCCAAGCGCAAACTGTTGGTGTTCGGAACTTAGCTGCGCTGTTTAAGGCATATTTGGAGACAGTCAGCGGATCTGTAGCGCCTGGGTTCAACAGGACAGACTTTACCGGTCAAGCGTTGGAGTTAGATTGCGGTGGATGGACGGCCACAGACACCGGAATTTACGGCACCGACAAGATGGGCTTTGAGGTCGTGGCCTGCTACCACCCCATCATGCCGGTTCAGCGGTTGGTAAACGTAGATACGCGGGAGCACAAGGTTATGCTTGCATACCGGCTTAGCCGCCGGTGGGACATTGTGATTGTGGATCGCAACGTAATTTCCGACAGCCGCTCTATCATCGGACTCTCCAAGTATGGAATCATGGTCAACAGTGAGACCGGCAAGGCCCTTGTACGATATCTGGCTGATGTGGAGCAGCTCAATTATGACCTGATCCCGGAGGTATCCAGCGTGGGGCGGCTGGGCTGGATTGAGGAATATGGCTTCTCGCCATATGAGGAAGAACTGGTCTTTGATGGAGAGGAAACCTACCGCACTCGTTTTGAGAGCATCCAGGAGCATGGGAGCCGGGAGGCCTGGCTGGACTGCGCGAGAGCTGTCCGGTCAGGCAAAACTCCCGGTAACGTGATCGCCCGTATCGTTCTAGCCGCTTCCTTCGCCTCTGTTCTGGTGGGACCGTGCCGTTGCCTACCATTTTTTGTACACCTGTGGGGCGGATCGGAAACCGGAAAGAGCCTGAGCCTGGTTCTGGCCGCCAGCGTGTGGGCCAATCCGGAGATCGGCGTTTACATCCAGACCTTCAACGCCACGGAGGTGGGGAAGGAACTGGGAGCGGCGTTCTGCAATTCCCTGCCCCTCATCATTGACGAGCTCCAACTGGTCAAGGACAACCGGAAGGACTTCGACCGGATGATCTATCAGTTATCAGAAGGTGTGGGACGGGCCCGTGGCCGGAAGCAGGGAGGCCTCCAAAAGACACCTACCTGGAGGAACTGCGTCATCACCACAGGCGAATTTCCCATCATTTCCGCCAATAGTGGAGAGGGGGCAGTCAACCGGACAATCGAGGTGGACTGCCACGATACCAAACTCTTTGATGAGCCGAAAAAGACCGCCACCAGCCTGTACGCCAACTACGGCTTCGCTGGGCGGGAGTTTGTAGATCACCTGATGGAGGATGGCGTGATAGAGCGCGTCCAGAAGCTCCAGGAGGACTTACAAAAGGCCATTAAGACCGGTGACACTATGGACAAGCAGACGGCATCTGCGGCCCTTATACTGGCCGCTGACAGGCTATCAGAGGAGTGGATCTTCCAAGATGGCGTTCTCCTTCAGCCAGACGATATCCGGCCATATCTGGTATCAAAAGA